ATCATTGACCCGCTTTCTGGTTTGCGAGTTATTTATATAAAAAGAAGTGTCGGTTATAAAATCATCTACAACAAGAGCGTAAGTAGTACCTACCACTAATTTACTGTTTACAGCCGCAACCGTAAGTGACGTTGACCCTCCCCCTAGATGCGACCCACTGCTATTATAAAACACCATCCACATAGGCATTGACGGGTCATCGCTATCGTAGATAGTAACCTTGTTAGGCTCTGCAACAATCACAGCAACCGCTGGGAACTCTTTACGTGAACCACGTGTGCTTGTGTTTAAGGTCTCGTTGTGCCAGCTAGTGTGCTGACAGCGTTTACGCCATGCGCCACCGTCGGAATCCTTTGAAGTGTCGTATACGAATACGTCTTTGGCTGTTACACCTGTCTTGCTCTCTGCGATAGCCGTTAGGTCTTGATAAGTCACAGCACTTGCAGCAGATTGGCTGTATGTATACGCTTGGTCACGTGCAGACTCTGCGCCCGACTTAGCTGTCTCAGCGCCCGTCTTGTGAGTCGAGGCTGTACCAGCGTGTGATAATGCGTTTGCTACGGACGCATCTAAAGTTGATTTTTTAACATTAACAGCAGAAGTCAGGTTGTCTACTGCCGTTGTTAAACTTGCTACTTCTGTTTCAACAGTCATAGTCTATACCTTTATTGAAATGCTACTGCGTTAACGTAGCGAGTTTGCGAATTTGTGAATGCTGTTGCCATAGGTAACAAAGCAATATGTAAATTGGTTAAAGTATCGTCTGCTTCCGTAGCACTAACGGCTGCGCTAGCTGCACTCGAGGCTGCATTAGTTTCACTAGTAGCTGCATTAGTTTTATGATTTAAACAATCCGTAACATAGGTAGCTGCTGTGTTCTTGTGGGCAAGAGCTGTAGCTGCACTGGTGGAAGCATTAGTTGCTGAGGTTGAGGCACTAGCAGCACTTAAACCGGACGCTGTTTCACTAGCGGCAGCGTTGGTGGCACTGGTAGCAGCATTATTTTTATAACCTAAAGTATCAGAGGCATTAGTAGCGGCATTCCCTGCGCTTGTGGCTGCGTTGGTTTCACTAGTAGCTGCGTTGGTAGCATTGGTGGCACTGGCACTGGCGCTATTGCTGGCGTTGGTGGCACTGATACCTGCTGCTGAGGCTGCGCTGGTAGCGGAAGTAACGGCAGTACCTAAGTTACCTACTTGGTTCGAAACAGTAGCTACATTGGACTCACTGGTGGCGGCTGCGCTTGCACTGGCGGCTGCGTTAGTTTCACTATCAGATGCGTTAGTTTCGCTTGTTTCTGCGGCCTCTTTGTAGTCATAAGCTAGAGACTGATATGCATAGGCTGATGCTTTGTAGTTACCGGCATAATCTCTGTGTGACAATGCGTTACTTGCATAGGAGGAAGCACTGGCGGCACTGGCGGCAGCATTGGTAGCGGCTTGGGAAGCGGTAGTTGCGGAACCTGAGGCGTTTGTGGCTGAGTTACCGGCATTAGTAGCACTAGTAGCAGCCAAAGCAGCCTGTTGTGTCACTTCCGCTACAGTAGCGTCATTTGTAGAGTCCCCAGCGCCTCCCGTACCTCGATAAATTGACATAAATATTATTCCTTTGTAAATACGGAAGAAGAAGAAAATAAAACAAAAAAGCCCCCAAAGAACTTATTTCAAAGGGGGCTTGTGTCTATAGTTTATTACCCTGCAACAGCAGCAACAATACCGGTCTCAGGACGAATTACCTTAGTACCGTAGATACGGTCAGCGGTGTACAAAGTACCCAAGAACTCTTGCTTGTACTGGGTCTGTGAACGGATACCTTTCTGTTCAGCAAGAACAGCAGTATCTTTGTGGCCTAGGATAGCGCCACGAACACCAGTAGCTAGTGTAGGTACGTTGGTGGATACGAATACGTCAATACCGTAAAGATCACCGATCTTACCGTTGACAACACCACGACCATTAACAAAGTCAGAGCTAACGTAACGGTCAATACCCATGATTACATTACGCAATGCTGGTGGGATAACCAAGAAACGATTGTCCATTGGGGTATCTTCGTCGTCCAGTTCCTGAATCAAAGAACGCAAGAAAGCGTCATCGAAAGCAGTACCAGTAGCAGTAGAACCAGCGTAGGCAGACAAAGAGCCTGAACCACCGTTGATGAATGATTTGCTGTGAGTCCAATCGGTACCGTCACCGTTACCAAAGGACTTGCCTAGGGCGAACAAATCGTCATCTACTTGCTTGGCAAGAGCGTAACCAGCGTCACCAGTGTAGAACTGACGCAAAGAAGCAAGAGCTTGTACTTCGGTCAAATCTTCGATGATGCGGGAGTACTCAAAGTGCTTGTCGATGCTAACAACAACTTCTGATTCTACAGCATTCTGTATTTTTACAGCAGTGTTCTCAGCTTTAGCGGAAGCAGAACCACGTGTAGGCTTAGGGATATGAATTGTATCACCTTTCTTACCTACCATTGAAATTTTCTTAACCAAAGGAGCCAGAACAAGGTTGCTTTCATAAGCGGCAACAACTTCGTCAGACCAAATCTCTGGGATAAACGTAGCTGCGGAAGTGTTGTCCACAGCACCTGTCATGGATGGGAAAGTACTAGTAGCCATTTTAAGTTTCTCCTATAAATATAGCTATTTGACCCGTCCCTCAGCATAAGCAGCTTGTATATCGTCTGATAGTGCTAAATACCTGTCGGGGTCAGTTCTCATAAGTTTAATAATATCAGCACGACGATAGAATTTCTTGGTAGAGGTAGAGTCAGGGTTTCCTCTTGCGGAGCCTGTTGAACCACTCTTGACAGCTTGTTTCCTACCAGCTTTTTCAGCTTTCACTGTTTGATCAACTACGGCCTTACGTTCTTTCCAAAGACTGAAAAGTTCGTTGGCTGCTTCGGCATCATAACCTTGGTCTGCTTGTACGAACAACTGTGTGCGTATTTTAGAACCTTTAATCCAATCAGCAAACTTGGTATCACCAAGGATTTCCTGCATGTCTGGATGATTACTCTTAAGCTGTTGCATAGCATTTTGCTTGGCGAAAGCCTGTGTGACTTCCTCCGCTGCTTTGAGCTTAGGGTGGTTATCGATAGCCTGAGCCATAGCTTTCTCAGGGTGAGTATAAAAATCTATTTCTTCGTCGGTATTTTGTTCATTAACAGTCGGTTCTTGAATTGTATTCGAAATATAATCGTCCACAACCTTTCGTAGTTCGCCTACCTCAGATGATTGCCTACCTAAGAGTTTCTCAGCTTCTTGGTGCATACGCACTACGTCCTCTAGGGACTTGCCTTGGTACTTATCAGGTACGTCTTGGGTATCTTCTGTCAATTCATCAGTTGATGAGGTGGTGGCTGTAGGTGACTCCTCTTGTGTCTGTAGAGTTGCCTGTTGTTCTTGCTCAGGTTCTATAGTCGATTCGTCGTACTCAGGTAGTTGACCATCTTTCAAATGTTCAGTGCCGTTCTGTAGTTCATCTTCGTCGATGATTTGTGCTGCCATACTAAACTCCGTGGTTTAACCATTATGGAGAAGGAAAAATAACTGGTAGTTTACCTACGAATGTAGGGCTACTAGTCGCTTTTTGCTTTGTTCTCATGATGTTTGGCCCATTTAAGGGTAGCTCCAGCAAAGTCGCCAGAGAAAGGTTCCAAAACACTACGAGGCATTGCAAGTTGTCTTTGTGCCGGTCTACCGCAGTTCTTACAATTAACTGTTAGGGTACTGTCCTTTACAAAGTGTTCATTTAAATGCCCGTCAGGACATAAGTAATCAAATACTTTAAACATCGTAATCCTGTTCGTCCTCCTGAGGGTTATCCAACTGCTCAAAAGAATTGAGTGTGGTTTCCTCAAGATTCATTAAAGTTCCAATTATGTTTAACTGTCCTTTGCGGAAAAAAAGATCCTCAAGACCCTTGGCGTGTTCTATAGAGTCGATTGTCTCCAAGTTGGTCTTGAGGTCAAGCAGGAGAGTAGTCCAACCGTCTGTTCTAAATAGTTGGAACATCTCACGATAGTATTGTTCTAATTCTTTATTCATATTATACTACCTATTATACCATAAAAGTCTAAAAAAGTCAAGATTTTTCTTGTGTTTTCTTTCGTTTTGTGGTATTAGAGGCCTGTAGGCTGGCGTATTGAACCTCCAGCGCCTCTAGCTTCTCCAGCAGCACTTTGTAGCTCTGGTTCACCTGCGCTATTACTTCTTCCAGTTGTCGTTGGGATACCATTTGGCTGTCCTTGTTGTTGTTGAGGGTACTTTAGACTCATTTCACGTTCTTTGAGAACACGGTCAGCGATAGCCAACCTACGTTGGAACTCTTTATCGTCCTCTACACCGTCATCTAAGTTAGTTGTTACTGCTTTAATCTTG